TGATAATTGAGCAAGCAAGAATAGATAACTCCGAAGAAGAGATTCCACAGACTAGAGAACAAATAGCAGAGCAAAAAGTTTACGACGATGCTGTTGACTCAATAAAAGGAATGGTTCAAAAAGATGATTCCGGAGAAAACAGAATCGTTGCTAATTCAAACTTAGACCATTCTGATATTGCTACTCGTGGCTCCACTATTGCGGTACCGGGCTCGGCCCCACAAGCAGCTGTTCAATACACAATTGTTTTCGATAATGCCGACCAACAGGCTCAGTGGTACAAATTCATCAAGTGGCTGCGTTCTGACCCAGCTGTTGACGGGGACACCACGGCAGAAAAACTGATTAACTTCATAGACCCACACATGCCATGACCAGACAAAGAATGTTCTTGAACATTTCGTGCGTGGAAGCTGCGCGTCAAAGAATCAGACATGTCTACGACCAGTTCGACACTGTATGTGTGCAGTTCTCTGGGGGCAAAGACTCAACGGCTGCCCTGCTATTAGCGAAAGAAGTCCATGAGGAACGCGGACTCGGCCCGGTAAAAGTCATCTTTAGAGACGAAGAGATGGTTAGCCCAAAGACCATTGAATATGTTGAAAGAGTAAGAAACTACGACTGGGTAGATATGGAATGGTATTGCCTCCCATTTATTGCCGAGGTGTGGGTTCTTGGGAAGCGCGAACGAATCCTTCTATGGGGTGCTCTTCGCGGCAGCGAGGGCAGGTGGGTCAGGGACATGCCGCCATGGGCAATCAATGCTGAAACGCTTGGACTAAACCCAGCCATGTCACTCCCGGAGCAAACCGACTATTACACAATGCAAGGAAAGGTCGGAAACGTTGCCTTTATTACTGGCGTTCGTGCAAGTGAGTCGATGGTTCGTTATCGCTCAATCGTTCAGAAGCTTCATGAGAATTACATCGTTACCCCATACAAGCTGAAAAGAGGGATACCTCTTAAGTTTGCAAAGGTGATTTACGACTGGAATACGGACGATGTTTTCAAGTTTATAGTCGAAGAGCATGGTTCTGATTATTGCGAGTACTACGACCTTGCTGCTTTGACTGGAAGCAATACGCGAGTTGGCATCCCACTCCACTCGATTGCTATCAGAAGAATTGGAGATGTCGTTGCTACTGAGCCAGAGTTCTACGACAGACTTGTTGAGTGTTTCCCGCACATTGACGCTCAAAGAAGAATATGGAAAGACTTCGATGTTGAAAAGTTGATTTCCAAGTATGCCAAGGATGGTTTTACTGGTGCGTCAAACTTCATTAATGATTTTATTATCGGCGAAGAAGCAGCGCGTTCTGCAAGAACCTTCGTTGCAAAGTTTAGACAGAAGCAAGCAACAGACCCAGGCGGGTATCCGCTCAATTACTTGATTAGAACGCTTCTTCTAAATCAGTTTGACTCAAACTCTCCAACACCAGTCGGCCCTAAGACAAAGGCACATGCTGTAAGAACTATTGAACAAACAGAGGAACAACGTGAAACATTTGAATATTAATTACGTTAAGGCAAGTGATTTGAAAATCCCAGAGTGGAAAGCAACGTACATACTTCGCCCTGACCTTCTAGTGCTTTCTGCGTCTTTAATGGAGTTTGGGTTTATCGAACCAATCCATATTCGCGCTTCAACTAAAGAGGTCATTGATGGCAGCGAAAGACTGAGACTTGCCCTAAACGTTTCCAGAATTATTGATGCTCACGGGGACATGATTCCAGTAATCGAACACGATTGTGACGGTCTTACGGCAATGATGATGCACCTACGCCTGAATAGGGGTCGCGGCAATCTTGTGTCAAAGAAGATTTCAAACATCGTACGAAAGCTAAAACAGTCTGGCAAATACAATCGCCACGATTTTGATTCTCTTTTGTGCATGAAGACTGACGAGCTTGAGGTAATGTTGGAGGCGTCAATCATAAAGACGAGAAACATAGCCGAACACACATACTCTCGCGCCTGGGTCCCAATTGAGGCCCCTGCCGGAACAGTGGACAGCGAACCAGTTGTAGAAAGACCACCGAATCCAGATAGGTGACGGTGATATAATTACTTTATTAATCCGTCCAAAAATGAGGAATAATTAATATGCCACAGCCAATTCAAGGTCCGACACTTGCCGAAGTTGCACTCAATGTTGACCGTAGACAAAAAGAAATCAGAAAAAAAGGACAGATTTCACGTCGTGGGCAAGCTGAGCTAAAGAAGCTTGCGGAAGCATTGAAGGGTGCTGGAGCAACTAAAAAAGATTTAGCAAGACAGAGGCAAATAGCCAGACAGCTGAACGCTTATAGGACAGGAGGAAAAGGCGCTCCATCCACCCGAAAAGCCAATGCACTTTTCAATGAGTCTGGGAAAATTGCTGCAAGAGCAAGAAAAAGAACGGCAGAACTAAAGGCTGCAGCCGACAAGAAAAAGGCCGCCCAGAAAGCCGCTTCTAGAAAGAAGGCCGCCAAGAAGAGGGCTGCCAAGAAAACGGCAAAGAAGACAGCCAAGAAGGCTGCACGACCAGTTAAAAAAGCAGCCAAGAAAAGTCGTTAGAACTTAATTATTAAGCTGTAAATAATTAGTGCTTTTCTTTAAAGTGCTACAATTGGACTGAAAAGTTGCAACCTCAGAGGTAAGCCATGCTCGTATCAGTTCCAGATTTAGTCACATATATGGACATCTCTCTATCCCTGCGTCAGCAAGATGCTGCGGTGATGGTTCTTGAAGGCCTACAGAGCGAGTTAGAGGCATACCTAAGAAGACCTATTGAACCGACAGAGTTCACCGAAGAATACGTTCTTGACTCAGGCCATCTCGGCGTTCCAATGGGAACCTTTCTCTCCGTGAACAGACCAGTTGGAGACTCATTCAGCACCACAAGTCCTGTAGAAAATACTGTTTACACAGAGCCACCGCAGACTATATATCTGCGCAATTCACCAGTGGTCTCCGTGATTGAGGTTACTGTCAAGCCACAGTTTGGCGCTGAACGGGTGCTCGTTCCAGAAAGCGACTATGTCGTTAGGCGATTTGGGATTGATTACTTCTTCGGATTCTCCAATGACATAGTGACGGTTAACTACACGGCTGGACTTGATGGTGAGAACATAAAGATGTTTAAGTTGATGATTCTTCGTGCCGCGACTCGTGAAATGCAAAACATGCACGATGACGTTGTTGGTGTTAAGGACCTCAACACAAGAAACGTCGCCCCACTGGAAACAGGATTTAGCGACCGCGAGCTTGCCTCTGTCAGGAAGTACAGAAGAGTTAGAGTTGCGTAATGGCTAGGACAACTGGCAGGATAACGATTGAAGTTGAAGTCAAGGCAGATAACGTCCTTGAGCTTCTAGAAAACATGAAAGACAGGGCGAATGATATGCGACCTGTTTTCAGGTGGGCAAAGGGTCAGCTCGAACTAGCTAATGCAGCAAACTTCATGGCGAATGGCCTTCCAAGCGGCAAGCCATGGGCGCCTCTTGATAAAGACTACGGAACTTGGAAGTCAGCACGCTTCCCCGGACGCGGAACGATGGTTCAGACTGGAAACCTTTTTAGAAGTCTTATCAACATGAACGATTCTGCAGTTAATGTCATAGAAAAAGATACGGCTACATTTGGAACAAATGTAGAGTACGCAAAGTTCCATCAGTACGGAACCACAAAAATGCCAGCACGAAAAATAGTATTTACTCCTAGAGAGTTCCCACGAGAACTTGGAATCAGTATGGTCAAGTACATGGTTCTTGGTGAGGAAGGAATCTTATGAGTTTGATGCATGGACCCCAGTTTGCTAAGTCATATGTCAATGAATATCTTAAATTAGATATTCCAATCAGAATAATCAGCTACCGAAATGGGTGGAACGTTGACGACATCACCCTTCCAACCCCACTTGATTTCTTCATCCACGAACCAATCGCAATGGATACTTGGCCGACAATAATCACTGCGGCAATATCTACTAGCAAATTTGAAAGAATTGGCTACGACGGACCGGACCCTCTTTATCGGGTTGACTACTCAATGCGAACTTATGTCTGGGCAAGAGCAGATGGCGCAGAGCTAGTAACGACAATGAGGGACCGCTTGACTACCATTCTTAGAGCCTCACTTCTTGACTACCCGTGCCTAAAGGCGTACGACGATAGAAACTCTTTTCGTGCAATGATTGACGAGTCAACCCTTCGTGAAGAGTTCTCTGACTTAACCCTGTTGAAAGGCGACAGATTCCTTGCAGGTTCCTATATTTCTTACACTCTGCAAATCGACGAAATTGTCACACGAGAGCCAATCGGTACGGTTCAAGTATTTGACCTCGAAGTCACTCAGACCGGTGCCCAGATAGACCCAGACACGGGCGACATAAAAGAGCTACCAACATTTGAGCCTGCGTGAAGTACAATAAAAAAGGTTTAAAACATAAAACCGTTTACATCAAATCTTTTTAACAGTTGCATTAGAAAAACGTTTTGCATCTGTACAATTGAAACTAATAAGCGGGATTCCAATCCTAAAACGAGCAACAGGAGTGTCCAATGCCCGGTGTAGTCATTTCAACAGCAGTAAGAACAGGTCCATCAGCAACAACGGTTCGCGAATCATCGCAGCTCTTTGTCGTTGGTAAAGCACAGCGCGGACCAGCCGATGAAGCAGTACTCATTGAGAGCATTGCAGACTTTGAAGCAAAGTTCGGTGGTTACCTTTCAAGTTCATACCTGCACCCAACAGTTGAAACATTTTTTGAAGAAGGTGGCACACAGTGCTATGTTGCTCGCACCGTAGGCGCATCAGCAACATCAGGAACACTTGAGCTCGATAACTCATCCGCAGCTCCTGTTTTGACAATCGACGCAAACGGTCCTGGAGTATGGAGCGCCGATGTAGACGTTGAAGTGGTTGAAGTTGTTGCAGGCACATCATTCAGAGTCAATATTTACTACCAAGATGTTCTTGTCTACTCAACTGGAACCGTAACGTCAGCAGCACAAGCAGCTGGAAGAATTAACCTCAGCGCAGTAGCAGCTCAGTACGTTTCAGCATCAGCAACAGACGGAGCAACAACTCTTCCTGTAGCAATTGCCGCAACTGCTCTTTCGACTGGAGTTGCTGGTTCAACTGTTGTTGTCGGTGACTATATCGACTCACTCGACTTGTTCAACGGAGCACTTGGTTCTGGAGCTGTTACTTGTCCTGAAATCTCAAACTCAACAATGCACGACGCGCTTATCGCTCATGCAAATACAAACAGCAGAATTGCAATTCTTCATGACGTAGAAAATGCAAGCATCGCCGCTGTTAAAGCAACAGCACTTGGCTTGCAGGCAGGCGACAACGCAGAGCATGCAGCCCTGTACTACCCATGGATTGAGGTTCCGACCACAATTAATGGCGTAACACGCTTTATCCCACCAGTTGGCTACGTTGCAGCAAAGAGAGCAACTGCTCATAACCAGACTGGCTCACATGTTCCAGCTGCTGGTTTGCTCTCAGCATCACGATTCGTTGCTGGCGTGAAGACCGACATCGATAAGACAAACGGAGACTCGCTTGATGACAATTGCGTCAATGCAATTAGAATCATTCAGAATTCTGTTCGAATCTACGGTGCACGCTCATTGTCAGCCGATGACGAGAACTTCAGATACATCACAGCTCAAGACACCGTGAACCATGTTGTTATTGAGGCTGGCAGAAGCCTTGAAGACCTCGTCTTCAGCACGATTGACGGAAGAAACACAATCTTCAGCGCAATCGAGTCACGACTCATTGCAATTCTTTCCCCGCTTCGCGACATCGGAGCCTTGTTTGAGGCCTTTGATGTAAACGGAAGAAAGATTGACTCAGGTTTCACCGTCCGATGCGATGCAAAGCTCAACCCAGTTTCACAGCTTGCCGGTGGCACTGTGAAGGCAAAAGTTGGTCTTCGCGTGAGCAGCGTCGGCGACAAAATCGAAGTCGACATTATCAAGTCAAACCTTACGGCGTCAGTCGTCTAACGGAGGAATAAAGCATGCCAAATACAAAAGTTTCGCAAAGGCAAGTACTTGGAAGTATTGTGCCAATTAACCAGACACACCCTAAGTGGACAAACTTTAAGTTCGCTCAGGTCTCTGGTGGTGAAATAACTGCCTCCGTTGA